AAGATGGCACAAAGACTGACGGTAAACTAGATGAATTGGCTAAACAAGTTTTAGCGCTAAAATCAAAAAAACGTAAATAATGAGTTTTAATTTTAATATAAAATCTAAAGGTCTTGGAGATAGTATTCATAATTTCACAACTTCAACTGGAATAAAAGCTGTTGTTGATAAAGTTAGCGAAGTTACAGGCAAGGACTGTGGTTGTGCAGGTAGACGAGAAAAATTAAATAAAAAATTTCCTTATAAAAATGTATAAACAAAAAAGAAATCCTTTTAATTCTCCTATTGTTAAAGTCGATATGGAAGATGGTGTTTTGGGCAAGGCCAATAAAGATGGTACTATACATATAAATAAAGATGTTGTTGATCCAAAGCAAATTAAAGACATAGTTAAACATGAGTCTGTGCACATTGACCAAATGCAAAGAGGTGATTTAGATTATAACGACAATAAAGTCATTTGGAAAGGAAAAGAATATTCTAGAGCCAAAATGAACGAGGGAGCTAAAAACTTACCATGGGAAAAAGAAGCTTATAAAAAAGCAGGTGATAGTCCATTGAATAAAACAGACTATGGTAAAAAACCAAAAAAGAAAAAAAATAAAAGCTTTTCTAAAAGAAAATATACAAAAGGACCTAGTTTAATAGATAAAATAAAAAATATAACTCCTACAAAATCTAAAAAAACAACAAACAAAAAACCATCAGCAACTCTTCCATCAAATAAACCAGAATTAGAAAAGCAAGAAACTCAAGTACCAAAGATACAAGCTACAGTAAATAAAAACACTTCAAAAGCTAGCACCGTGCTTCCAACAGCTACAGTAACGCCACCAAGACGTAATATGTCTTCTAGTAATTTTACTTACGATAGCGGTACAGGCAAAAGAAATTACGATGTTTCTAAAACTGGAAACATAATATCAGGTGAAAATAGAAATGGTAATGTTCAAACACAAAACTTTATTGATAATACACAAACAAGGAGCTCTACAGGAGGAACTAATTTATCTGTAGTTGGAGAACAGTTGTGGAAACAATACGAAAGAGATGGATCTCCAAATATTGGTGGTTATAAAAATATTTACGATTTTAAATCAGACTTAAAAAAAGATGTTGCAAATTTTCAAGAACAAAGAAGTGTCGCATCACAATCATATGATTATTTCAATGACTTAAATCAAGTTCCAGGAAATCCAAATATGAGACAATTTGTTAGTCCAAACGGAAAACAATACCAGGTTCAATGGCAGAGTCAAGACGATAATAATCCTGTAGCTGGTTATCAATATTCTCAAGTTGCACCAGATGGTTCTTTTTCTGAATTCATGAGACCTAATGACAATAGATTTGATTCAAAAAATAGAGCTGATATAACCAACGCTAGAAACGAAATGTTTGAGCAGCAATGGAAAGATAGCCAAGAGAATACTGACTTTGAAAATAAATGGGGTGGTTCGAGAAATGATGGTGGAGGATTAGACTATGATAATGCTCTTGAAAGTTGGATTGGTAAAGGTGACGTGAAAATGAATAATTTTAGAGGTCGTTTTTTCCAAAATGATTCTCCAACTGATGGATCTACAACATCGCGTGTTGGAAACATATCTATGAATACAAACTCAGAAAGATTTAATAATTATATTGACTAATGAAAAAAAAATTTAATGAAACTAAAATAGGTGCTTTTTTAGCTAATAAAGCGCCGAAGGTGTTGCAAGCTTTGGGAGACGTTTTACCTAACCAAGGAACACTTGGAGTAGTAAAAAATCTTATATCAAGTGATAATAAGATTAAAGCCGCTGATAAAGAAATGGCAATGAAATTAATAGAACAAGATGTGGCTGAAATGAAAGAAGTTTCTAGCAGGTGGAAAAGCGATATGAAAAGTGATTCTTGGCTTTCTAAAAACACAAGGCCGCTAGCTCTTATATTTTTAACAGCTTCTGCAGTATTTATGATGGCTGTAGATTCTTTTCACTTGCAATTTGATGTTGATGAAGCTTGGATAGAACTTTTAAAAACATTATTAATAACAGTTTACGTAGCATACTTCGGTAGTCGTGGTGCTGAAAAAATAACAAAAATAAATAAATAAAATGAACGGATTAAACGGAAATGAAGCAGCTCAACCAAGAGTATTTGCTCACGATGCTGTACCATTAAATATGTCAGTTAGTACTGGAGCTACTTTTGGTTTTGCTAAAAGGCTAGAAATAGGCAATGACAGCGCTACTGGTTACACTTTAAATGAAGTAGTTCAAGACTCATCACTAAAAGTAAAAATACAAATAATTAGTTTAAAACCAAGCGGTAAAATTGGAGCTATTAGAATAGTAAATCCTGGCACTGGATGTCAGGTTGGTTCGGTAATATCTTTTACTCCATCTTCTGGAACTGGAACTACAAGTATTATTGTGAGAGAATTAGGTTTACCTGGTACAGATCAAAGAGGAGCTTGTCTTTTTGTGGGAGGCGCTGGAACTACTGGTACTATATGTGTAAAAATGGAAAGCGGTGATGTGGTAACTTTTAAAGGCGTAACAGCTGGAAGCTTTTTACCTATATTAGCGATTGACGTTCTTAGAACTGCAACGGATGCTAATGGAACTGCTACTTTAACAGATGTTACGGATGTAATAGCTTTATATTAATATATGAAAATGGGTATGGGGTTTCCACTCCCCGATATATCTAATTTGCCTGGACCTTCAAGACCTGGTGGTGACATACCTGTGGATCCAACGGCACCAACTAATTTTATAGAGCTTCAGTTGAGCGCGTTTTTAGCTCAATTAGAAAATAGCTCTTTTGTTATAGGTTTAGAAAATTAAATAATATGGCTAATGCAAAGATAAGTGATAACAGTATATTTGTTCCAAAAACAAATATAACAGACATAGTAGGTTTAGCTGGTTATGACAATAGCGGTAATGTTAAAATATCTGGAGCTCAGTTAAAAGCTAGTGTATTGTCTGGTGCTATACAAACTATAGCAGCAACATCTCCTTTAGAAAGAACTACAGGAAATGACACGGTAATATCTATGCTTGAAGCTAGTACAACTCAAGATGGTTACTTAAGCTCTAGTAATTTTATAGCGTTTAGTGATGCTGACGGAACTGTCAAGTCTGTTAGTGGAACTGGTACAGTTAGTGGCATAACTCTTTCTGGAACTGTCACAACTAGTGGTAATCTAGAATTAGGTGGAACTTTAACCATACCGTCTGCAAATATTATAAGTTTTTTAGGCTATACACCATACAATAATACAAATCCATCAGGTTTTACTTCTAATACTGGAACTGTAAGTAATTTAGTTTTTAGTTCTCCATTAACTGGTGGAACCATAACTAGTACAGGTACAGTAGGAATTACTGCTGCTAGCACAAATAGCGATGGTTATTTAACTCAAGGCGATTGGAATACTTTTAATAGTAAAACAAGCTCTGATGGAACTGTAACCTCCGTTGGTGGAACTGGTACAGTAAGTGGTATATCTTTAAGTGGTACAGTTGCTACTTCAGGAAATTTAACTCTTGGAGGAGCACTTTCGTTGACAAGCTTAAATATAACAAATGGCTTAGGATTCACGCCTTATAACAATACAAATCCCTCTGGTTTTACAGCTAATACTGGTACAGTAACTTCAGTAACAACAACTGCACCTTTATCAGGTTCAGTAACTTCAACTGGCTCGTTAAGTATAACAAAAGCCAACACTAACACAAATGGATATTTAAGCTCAACAGATTGGAATACTTTTGATGGTAAAACTAGCTTTGCAGAACCTGGTATTTTTTCTGGTGGTGGAACACCAACTTTAGCAACAGATGTAACTGGCACTGAAATAAGAACACTTATAGGCGCTGGAACTGGCAATGGAGACGTTACAGCGGACAGTACTACTGATTTTACAAATAAAACTGGTTCAAACTCTCAATGGACTAATGACGAAAACTACACTAATAATGTTGGTACCGTCACAGCTAACAATACTATAGTTTTTACTAATAAATCAGGTAATATAAGTCAATGGACAAACGATGCTGGTTATATTACAAGTGCTGGTGATAACACTTTTGTTACTACAGCTGCTCTTTCTAGCGGAACACTTACTTTAACTAGAAATGATAGTGTAACAATAGATGCTTCAGGGTTCTTGCAAATAGGTGCAACCTCAAGTGATGCTTTAGCTGGCGATACCACTACTATAACACCAGCACAAGCAACTGCAATATCAGATAATTCTTTAAAAACATCATTTCCTGGATTTGGCGCAGTTTCTGGCAAAGCTTTAGAAGGTGATACAGTAATACCTACGGTTAATGACGGTAAACTTTCTATATCAGTAGATGGCACAGTTACGGATTTTACTGCAAATCAATCTGGAGATACATCTGTAACAATAGTTACCGGTGATAGCGACAACTTCTACGTTACAGCAGCCTCTTACTCAGCTGGTACTTTAACGTTAACCAGAAATGGTAGTTTAGCAAATGTAACAGCCACTGGATTTTTACAGATAGGAACTTCTTCAACAACAGCTCTAGCTGGTAATACTACTACAATAACTACAACTCAAGCAAGTGAAATTACAGCTAATACTGCTAAGGTAACTGATACAGGTATACCAGCTATAATAACTGTAGCAGATGGAACTCTTAGTTTTGCAAACTCAAATGTAACAGGCGCTACTGTTAGATCACAAATTGGTGCTGGAACTGGTAACGGAGATGTCACAGCATCTAGCACAACAACATTTACCAACAAATCAGGATCAAACTCACAGTGGACAAACGACGAAGGATATACGACAAACACAGGTACAACCACAGCTGACAATACTCAGACTTTCACAAACAAATCAGGATCAAATTCACAATGGACTAATGATGAAGGTTATACTACTAACGCAGGTACCGTAACGCCAAGTAGCACAGATACTTTTACCAACAAATCAGGGTCTAACAGTCAATGGACAAACGACGAAGGTTACATAACTAGTGCAGTTAATTATTATCTTGATGGTATAACTAAATCTGGAAATATTTTAACTTTTAGTGTAAGCGGCACAACAGATCAAACTTACACTTTTGGTTCTAATGCTTTTAATAGCACAACCATACCTACAAATAACAATCAGTTAACAAATGGAGCGGGTTATACAACAAACACTGGCACAACCACAGCTAGTAATACTCAAACATTTACAAATAAAACAGGTAATATAAGTCAATGGACTAATGATGAAAACTATAGCACAACTACTGGTACGGTTACACCTAGTAGCACAGATACTTTTACGAACAAAAGTGGTTCTAACAGTCAATGGACAAACGACGAGGGTTATACTACTAACACAGGTACAACAACAGCTAGCAACACTCAGACATTTACCAACAAATCAGGTTCAAACAGTCAATGGACAAACGATGAAGGTTATACAACTGCAGCCGGAACGGTTACATCGTCTGGTGGAGCTAATGAAAGATTAGCTGTTTTTAGTTCAGCAACTAATATAGGCGGAAGTGATGATGTCATGTGGGACGGCGTTAATTTTGCTATAACAGCAGCTTCAACTATAACAGCATTAACTATTGATGCTAATGTTGAAGAAGGCCCAGCACCAAGAATAACTTTTAAACAAGCATCAGTTGAAAGTGGAATGATTTCAGTTAATAAGGATGCGCATTTTAATTTTTATACCTTTGATGGGACTTCTCTTAAAAGACGCTTATTTATTGATGGAAAATTCGGAAATTTAACGTTTGATGCTTATGAATCTACGTCAGAAGCAACTACAGGAAGTTTATCGCCAAATCAAAACTTTCAAGCTCTATCGCAAGATACATTAGCTAATTTAGGTGTTGATCCTGGTGGTAATGTTGTTAGAGGATCACAAGAAGGAACTTGGACATTTACTAAAGCTCAATTAGATGCACTTACAACAGGTACAACAAGTGGCACCACTCTTATCGATGCTCCTGGAGCTAACAAAGCTGTTATTGTAGAAGAATCTAATTGGATGATAAGATATAGTGGTACAGGGTCTATGTCTTCTAATGGTTTTGAAATAAGACAAGGACATAACGGTGATTCAAGTGCAGGTATAACAAGAATACCTTCTGGTCAGATAAATACTATAATGAGTTCTGCACCTACAAATCCAACTTATGGATTTTATTCAAGAGATTTACCTCAATACAATAATGATGGAAGGTCATTTGTCACGAATAAAGCGACATTTATAACAAGAATAACAACAAATGCAACTCCAGCTAATTTAGTTAGTATATCTATAAAATTAAAATATAGATTATTTAACGCAAATACTTTTTAAATTAAAAATAATATGAAAATAAGTTTAGGTATGCCAATACCAGATTTAGGTAGTTTACCTGGATCAAGACCTGGAGGAGGAGGAAACGCACTTTTTGTCTTTGACACATCTGCCACAGCGCAAAGTGATGGACAAGACGCTTGTGATCAATCTACAAATACTGCTAGATATAAAAGCACTTCATCTTCTACGCCTATTGCTGTCGGAAATATTATTTTTAGAGAAGAAGCAGGAGAAACCTATCCAGCTATTGGTTACTACAAAGATAAAGAAGCGGGTTATTACCAACTAGGAGATGACGGCGAAGTAACAAGTATTGGCTCATGTGATTATGAAAGTTTTGATAGTACTACAGAAGCTGAGGCTAATAATGAAAGTATATGCGAAGCGAGTGTAGAAGGTAAAATGTATAAATTCGGCTCAAGTACTTTATTGGTTGGTGATATTATATACAAAGATGTTTCAGGTTCAGAAACAGCTGGTAATGGTTTTTATAAAGCGGGCACAGGTAAGTACTATCAAGTAGATTCAACCGCCGTTGGTTCAGCAGCTGGTAAAGTCACAGACATTCAGCAATGTTAAAAAGTAAATTAACAAGTAATAGTATAAGTAATAAGCAAAAAACAATTAAATAAAATCAAATGGATAATAAAATAACAAAAGAAGAACTAGATTCTATAGTAGAAAATAGAAGTAAAATAAACGAATTAATGCAGCAAATAGGAGTTTTAGAAGCTAATAAACATGCTGCGTTACATGAAGTTGCTGAAGTTAATAAACTAATAAACAACCAAAAATCAGATTTAGAAGCTAAATATGGATCAATAAACATAGATATTGAAACAGGTAACTACACTGAAATAGAAACAGAAGTTAAAGAAGATTAACAATGTCTACTATTAGAAAAATTAGTATTGGTTCTGATTACAAAAATGACGCTATGCATTACTCCGTAGGCCAAGAGGTTTACGGAGGTCATACTATATGTAATATACTTAGTGATGATGATCAAAAAGAATATTCTATTTTCATTAAAAAATCAAACGAAATATTACCTTGGAAAAAATTTAACAGCAATATGGCTGTTGCTGTAGAGTATGATTTAAATTATTGATGAAAAGTCTATATGATTTTATTGTATCTCCATTAGAAGGTAGATATAATAATACTAAAAAGATTGGTGGGAAAACTTTAATAATAAATACAAAAATAGAAACTTTTAAAAATGTAAGTAAAGAAGCAATGGTGATAGAAGTGCCAGCTGCTTACAAAACTAAGATTAAAAAAGGAGATAAAGTTTTTGTACATCATAATGTTTTTAGAAGATTTTATGATATTAAAGGTAAAGAAAAAAACAGCAGATCATATTTTAAAGATGATATGTATTTTTGCGATCCCATGCAAATATACATGTATAATAATAAATCTCATTTAAATTATTGCTTTGTCAGTCCAGTTAAGAATATTGACAAATTAAGCAACAATAAAGAGCAAACCCAGCTTGGTATATTAAAATATACTAACAAGACCTTAGAAGCGCTAGGAATAACCCCTGGAACACTTATTACGTTCACTCCAGACTCTGAGTTTGAGTTTATTATAAATGGTGAACGACTCTATTGTATGAAATCAAATAATATAGCTCTAACCCATGAATATAAAGGAAACGAAAAAGAAAATAATCCAAGCTGGGCAAAAAGCAGTTGAAGAACTAATTAAAGTAGCACAAGAAAAGATCGTTGACTCAGGAGATGATATCTCAGCTGACAGACTTAAAAATGCTGCTGCAACAAAAAAATTAGCCATATTTGATGCTTTTGAAATTTTAACTCGCATACAAGATGAAGAGGATATTTTAAATGAAAAACCAAAAGAAATTAAAGATCAAAAATCTTTTAAAGGTTTTGCAGAAGGGAGAAGCAAATGAGCAAATCATTTTTAGATCTTCCTTTTGAATTAGAAGAAAATAAACATGGATATAATCAAACTCTTTATAAAAATATTTTAGATGTTGTTAATCCTAAAATATTAAAGAAGCAAAATCGTTTGAAAAAATGGGAGTATGGTTATAACTCTGATTATGATTTTATAGTAATAAGTAAAACTGGACAAATTGGACAAATCATTGAAATACAGAATCTCAGGGTTGCTTTACCAGCAACAAATGAACCGTTTAAACGAAGCAAAGAAAAAGCGGAACAATATTGGGAAAAAGCAGAGTACCCAAAAGAGCTAAATAGAATTAAAACAAGATTTGATTGGCAAGAATATCCTGTTGATTTTAAAGAAAAATGGTTTGATTATATAGATGAAGAATTTAGAAAAAGAGAGGAAGGTTATTGGTTCTACAATAAAGGAATTGCTACTTATATTACTGGTACTCATTACATGTATTTGCAATGGTCAAAAATTGATATTGGAGCACCAGATTATAGAGAAGCAAATAGATTATTCTATATATTTTGGGAAGCATGCAAAGCAGATAACAGATGTTACGGCATGTGCTACCTTAAAAACAGAAGGTCTGGATTTTCATTTATGTCCTCAGCAGAGCTTGTTAATAAAGCGACGATATCCAGTGATGCCAGATTCGGTATATTATCTAAATCTGGATCAGATGCTAAAAAAATGTTCACGGATAAAGTTGTGCCAATATCCGTTAACTATCCGTTTTTCTTCAAGCCGATCCAAGACGGTATGGATCGTCCTAAGACAGAACTGGCGTATAGGGTTCCGGCTTCAAAACTTACTAGAAGAAAGCTTGAAAGTAATGAGCAATTAAGGGAACTTGATGGGCTTGATACAACTATTGACTGGAAAAATACAGGCGACAACTCTTACGATGGTGAAAAGCTAAAGCTATTAGCTCATGATGAAAGTGGTAAATGGGAAAGACCTGATAACATATTGAATAACTGGAGAGTTACAAAAACTACATTAAGGCTAGGATCAAGAATCGTAGGCAAGTGTATGATGGGCTCAACTTCAAATGCATTAGACAAGGGTGGAAACAACTTCAAAAAATTATACTATAATTCAGACGTTAAAAAAAGAAATAGAAATGGACAAACTTCTTCTGGACTCTATTCTTTGTTCGTCCCTATGGAATGGAACTACGAAGGATTCATGGATACTTACGGATCACCTGTTTTTATTAGAGAAAAAGATAGCGTCAAAGGCGTTGACGGTTACGACATTACAACAGGCGTTATTGAACACTGGCAAAACGAAGTTGAAGGATTAAAGTCTGATCAAGATAGTTTAAACGAATACTACAGACAGTTTCCAAGAACAGAACAACACGCTTTTAGAGACGAGTCTAAACAAAGTTTATTTAATTTAACTAGAATATATCAACAAATAGATTATAACCAGGAGTTTAATAACGTTACTAACGTTACTCAAGGTAAATTTATCTGGAAAAATGGAGTTAAAGATACATCAGTACAATTTGTTCCTGACAAAAATGGTAGATTTTTAATAACTTGGGTTCCACCAAGTAATTTACAAAACAAAATAATAATAAAAAATGAAACAAAATATCCAGGAAATGAGCACATAGGTGCTTTTGGATGTGATAGTTATGATATATCAGGAACAGTAGATGGTAAAGGCTCTAATGGGGCTTTGCATGGTTTAACTAAATTTAGTA